CGTCTTTACAGTCCTTATAGGCCTCTTCCCTGACGTGCTTGATGGTTCCGTGAAACCTTGTCCGCATATCCTCCAAAAGAGTGATATGCCCTTTTTCATGGTCTCCGAAAACAATCAGGGTATCATACCGGCAAAGGAAGTCCCAACAGTAAGGCACCCATGTAAATCCATTAGCGCCGGTCGGAACGGATACAACATTGATGTTTCCGCTGAACGCCTCCGCAACGGATAACGCATCTAACTGCCCTTCCGTCATGACAAGTGCTCTGCTCCGCCCTGGATCGCAATGGTCCATCCCGAACAATATCGGTCTGGTATTAGACAGTGACCATTCTTTGTTCTTGTGAATCGCCTTATCAAAATTGGTCCGCCGATACTTGACCATCTGGAGAATGTTCTTATCGTCGTAGAATGGAATAACCAGGACCTTGTCATCGTCCTCTTTCGTCGTGATCGCGTAACTCTCCGCAATCATCTTTGAGATTCCGCGGCTTTCCAGATATTCCACAGCAGGCGTCTTCGTAATTGGCCTCGGATACTTGCTAATATCCCGGAAGCGCCTTTGCCGGTTGAAATACTCATCAACTGTATTTCCGAGCGAAAACCCGAAGTCTCTGGCAAGCGTGATCATGTTGCCTTTGGCACCGCAGGAAGCGCGGAGGCATTTGAACTGACCGGTCTGAAGGTTGATAGCAAAGGTGTGCTTATCATCCGTCCTGTTTCGGCAGTATGGGCAATGGGTAAGCTGCAGTTCATCGCCACGTGTACGGAATTGAATATCCTGTTCACGGGCAAACCGCTTCGCATCATCTGGATCAAATTTATAAATGCCCATTAATATTCCCATCCCCCTTCCGCAATCTCTTCATCCGTCAGCGGTTCAAGACCGAAGGTCTCTTTCTTTATATTGTCTTTAATAATGTCTTTATTGTCTTTTGTATGTGAACCAGCGTTCACAGGTACCTGTGTACTGGCGTTCACACCCCCCTGTGAACCACTGTTCACACCCCCCTGTGTACTGGCGTTCACATGTGTACCAGTGTTCACATGTGTACTGGCGTTCACAGGTTTGTGCCATTCGTCCGGATCTTTTATGCCGATTTTAGCAATTCGACCGGCTCCCGCTTTATATATAGAAAGAACATTGTTGGCCTCTAAACTGTTCACGGCCTTCATCATGCCTCTTCTGGTATAGCCAGTCTCTTCTGCCATGCGCTTTATCGAAACGCTGTCAGCCTTCTTATTCCATCCGAATGTATGCCTTCCGATGTACAGTAATGCCGAATACTGAGCGGGAGAAAATCGGTGCTGATACATGGCTTCCAGAACCTTGTTCGGAAGTTTTGTAAACTTATCCATAATCCCCCCTCTCTAATCTTTCCTTCATATCCCGATACAGTATCTCTTTTATCAGCGCTCCACTTGTTTCGGCCTTGCAGAAAACAGGACGGAGATTATAGCGGACGGTCCATGCCGTGAGCGATGCCAGGAACGCATTAGGACGGAACCGGCTCCGATAGCGGTGGTTTATGATTGCCTCGTAACTGCCGTTTTCGATAAGCAGATAGACAATGCTTCCGGCTTCCGCAGCTCTTTCCATTTCTCTGCGGAACCTGTCCCGGCTCCGCGTAAAACACATTGCCAGCTCGTCCAGTGACATCTTCCGTTCTATAACACAGGCCGGCTTTATGGACTGGCCCGTGTCATAGATAGCGGAATCGTTAAGGGTAATCGAACCGCAGTAATCTCCGTAGTTTAATGTTGCTCTCTGGTACGGAACACCGAAGGACTTATATCTTTCGACCGCCTTCGGTGTCCGCTGTTCTCTGCTGTCCACAAGAATCTGAAACGTGCTAAGCGCGTCCATTATCTCGAAATGGTCCATAGCGCTTAGAACGGAGGCATTTCATCGTCATCGTTTGCCGGTGCGAATCCGCTTGTATCCTCTGCAGGCGCAGCGCTGGAAGTATTGCGACCGCTTCCGATCAGTCTGTCATTCGGGAGCTTGCCGGCTTTGCCCTTGCGGACATCTTCGGCAACACAGGTCCACCCCGCTTTCGGGATGATATGATCATATACAGTGCCGTTCTTCTGGCTCTGCTTGTTGTGGAATTTTGCGCCGATGATTTTGCCCTTAAGGGGTTTCAGGTCGCCGGTGAAAACGAAGCCGTTATTGGAATCCTCAAGGTCTGCAAAGAAGCTGTTCCAGTAATCCCAGATGTACTGCTCACACCCGTCTTCAGGAACGTTCAGGGTGAATACGGCGTCAAAGGGCCATTGCTTGTCTTCTCTGGTGTTGTTGTCGAACTGATTCTGATAGAATCCTGCGTATTCGCCTTCGGCAATGTCGAAAGCCAGCCGGATGCACTTGTCACCGCTTCCCCACTTGTCTTCCCTTGCGCCGAGGATTTTGATAACGTAAGCCCCCTTGGGAAGCTGCTGGAAATTGGTGGATTTGCGTTTGGATTTGTCGTAGGTAGGTAATGCCATAATTAATATCTCCTTCCTGTTGGTGTTTCACTGTGTTCAAATCTTGTTCTGCGGGCAACATCCCATAACTTTGTATCGGAATAACCGTCTTTGTAATAATCCATAACATAAACAAAATGGTGGTCTCCGTCGTATTCTCCGCAACACTGACATGTATATACGCCGACGCTTCCCATGAACCAGTATTTTCCGCATCGTAAGCATTTGCATAATAAACTTGTGCCGGATTTGCACAAATCAAAATTTGGGTCGTTCTCGTAACTCCAGTTATCACAAGCCACAAATTTTCCGTCATCATATCCGATTGTTACTGAATACCCAGCAGATATAAGGGCATTGACTTTGTTCATGTCGAGTTCTGTCATTATCCCTTTTACTTCAAAGAATTGTTTACAATCGGGTAAATAGAAGTCTGGAAGATAATAAACCCCATTGATATCTAACCCTTCTGGCCCATATATATACGGGATGTTTAAGCTGTCAAAGAACACCGCCCATCTTGCTTCAAGCCTGCTGCGGAACCGATAGCCGTTATAAACGGTCTCAATCGCTTTAATCTCTCCCATCAGTAATCCTCCAGCGCCTTAATCACAATCATAATGTCGTTGTCGATTTCGTCGACACTGAACGCATTCATCGGCACCTTGCAGGTGCTTCCGTCCGCACTCAGGATAAATTTATATTTTCCATCCTGTCGGACCGCCCAGACCACAGTTGTCATCTTTGATTCCAGAACCAGTTTCTCCAGCTTCCTGCCGTTGGTCTTGATCCTTGTCTTAATGATTCCGTTATCGTCGGAAATCGTTTCGGAATGACAGAGGATGATAACTGTTAAATCATCCCGAAGCGTCAGGGCCTTGTTAATAAGCGCCCAGCCGTTTTGTGCCAGATCGCTCCATGCGCTTCGCTTGTCTCCGCTCTGCATAGCCAGGATCCGCATCTCTTCCGCCACCATAAGACCATTGAGCGTATCAATAACCAGATATTTGATTTTCTGGAAATCCTTCTCCTTGTTGACCCTGTCCATCATCTGGGATGCTACGGAAAAGCTGTCAGAACAGACATAATTCTTGTTTGCCACGCTGTACTGTTTCCGCCAACCTTTCCAGTTAAGCCCTTTCTTGTCACAGTCACAGTACAATGTTTTGTCTGGTGGAAGATTCCGCATGGCGGTCGTCTTACCGCTTCCGCTCTCTCCCATGCATCCTATAACCTTCGCCAAAATGTTCCTCCTTTCTATTTGATCCTGAGCGATTCGCCCCGTTCGGCAATGTAGCCGTAGGTCGTATCCCCTTTCTCCGTAACGGCCCTGATTGCCTCGATATTCGGCTTGCGTTCTACCAGATTGTCCGGCAGGGTATCAGGATTATCCCACGTAAGCACAAATGGAGCTTTGCCGCCGTTCTTCTGTACGGAAACTGTAAACCGCTTGCCCTTTACCTTGCGGATGCCGGTCTGCATCATGGATTCCTGCATAGCCTTCTTCATTCTGGCGATGTTGTTGCGGATGACCTTTGCCTTGTTCGCCATCCTATCCGCCTCATCCTTATAGGCGGTCGCTTCGGCTTCCAGCGTCCGGATCACAGCCGCATAGCCGTCAATCTTGTCCTCATAAAGGCCTTCAATGCTCTCCATGCTGTCCCGAAGTGCATCATCGGAAATGTCATCTTCCATCATTTCCTGCAGCTCCAGATAGTCAGCAGTTAAGTCGTAAAGTGTCATTCGGTATCACCCCTCTTTCTCGCCCTGCGCCGGCGCGAATCTGTAAAACGTGTGCTTTTTAGCCTCGACCTTAGTGCTGTCAGTGCTGAGATAGGTCTTCTGCACAAGTTCCTTGTAGGTCTTCTTCCCGGCCCTGTTTCTCTGTGTGTAGTTGTCAATCTTCACCTCAAAGATTCCACAGGCGCAGTCAACGGAGATGTCTACCCCGTGTGTTCTGCTCAGTTCACGGAATCTGTTTTCCAGAACCGCCAGTTCTTTGGTGATATCCGCCCATTCGTTCGGAATTTTTACGTTGTCAATTCTCATGTTCTTCCTCTCCTTACCTTCCTGTGAGTGCAGCTTAAAATGCACCGCTCTTTAGTTTCACTGATAGCTACGTAAGTTTTCTTTAACTCAAACAGTTTCCGTCGGTATTCTTCACGCTTGCGGAAATATTCTTGATACTCTTCGCAGGTCGCATGACATTCAGCAGACCTCTTTTCGCACTGGTAACACGCGTTCTTCTTCGCCATTCCGTCCACCTCTCAGATGCGTATAAATTCTGTAAATGCTTCCGTCTGGTGTTACCCGAAGGCAGTACGAATGGTGTCCGCAGATGCAGACCTCGCAGTAAACACCTGCGCCGATGTGTCTGGCGTCATTGAGCATTGCCTTGTAAATGTCCGCCCAGTAGATGGAAGAGAACGTGACGCCCTCGAACTCATAGATAAATCTCCCTGTCATACGCCCCATTCCTCCAGATCCATGAGAAACGCCCTGCTTTCCAGTACCATCCATGCCAGGATTCCGAGCATTACGATGACGGAAATTACTGTCTGTGTCGGACTTGACATGATTGCCAGTGCTACGGTGATAAGCACCGAATCAACGAATAACCTTAATCTCATATATCCCCCTTATCGAATAACGTAGAGTGTCGTCCCTGTCCGGCAGTGCTTATACACCCAGTCAGCCATACTGTTTTCCGTCCTGATACATGCTGGGGAATTATGCGCTCCCAGCTTGCCTCCCAGAAGGTATACCCTGTCATACCTGTACCGGGCGGACATGTGGTAGGTCAGGCTGTGTATACCCCAGCCGCCGGACGTCATGGAGCAGGACCAGTACTGCCACTTTTTGCCTTCTTTGTTGGTATAGACCAATCTGTCCGTTTTCCAGCTGATCCGGTGCTGTCCTGCCGGGGTCTTTGTCGTTTTGGTCCCGGGTATGTTTGCAGCAGAAGAGCAGGGCGCTGCCTTCACCAACTTTCTCTTCCCTTGCTTGCCCTTGTAGGCAAACAAACACATGTGTCCATACCTCAGGTCGGCTATGATGGCATAATCCGTCCTGCTGGATATCGACTTGCCTTTCTTCGTGACATCGGCAGAAGGGGTCTTGCTGTACTTGCCGTGGTCGAAAAAGAGATTGATGCGGACGCCATTCTTGTCGAACATCTGATATTTCTTTTCGTTCTCTGCCTTTTCAATTTCAATTTGCTCTTTCGTCTTTTGCTTTTTGCCTATCTTGTCGTTGCCTGCGTAAACAGGCG